CCAATTTATTCCATAACTCTTGTACTTTAGCTTTAAATTTATCCCAATTTTTATAAATAGCAACTAATGCACCTATTAAAGCACCTATGGCTAATACTACAAGACCAATCGGATTGGCATTTAAAAGAAAATTAGTCACAACCATAATCCCATTGAAAAGTAAAGTTTTAGCACTAGCTATCACCATTGCTGTTTTATATACTCCAAAAGCAACAGCTATACCAGTTACAATAGGTGCTATCCAATTCCAATTATCAATGATTTTATTAGCTAAATCTATTGCAAACGCACCAGCTTCTGTTAATATATTCCAAGCCTCTGTTAATGCTGGTTTTAATTTCTCAAATATTTTACCTAATAATTCTTTAACTTTAACTATATATGGTTTAGCATTATTGTACATTTCTTCAAATTTATCAGCTAATCTCAAAATATAATCCTGAATAGTAGGTATCTTACTGTGAAACCACTCAGCTAAATTTGCAAGTTTAGGTATTAATTTCTTACCAAGTTCAGCCTGCATATCACCCCAAGCACCTTTCATTGCAACGATTTTACCCTCGTCAGTTTCTCTAAGTGCTTTATTCGTTCCACCGATAGACTTCTCTAATTTTTTATTGATAAACTCAATTCTTTGTTCTGCACTCATAACTTTAAATAATTTTTCTTCATTTGCAGTTAATACGACTCCATATTTCTTTAAGGCATTGACTTTACCATTAATTGCTTTCCCATATAGTTCAGCTATACCTATTGCGTCCTCTTGTGTCCCATTTAACCCTTTATCATAAGCAATCATATCGTCAAGTATAGGCATTGTCTTTTTAATTTGTTCTGCATTCATTTTAAATACAGCTAATCTACTTGCACCAGCAACAGCAACATCATCTCCAACTACTCCAACATCTTGTAATGCACTAGCTTCATCTTTCAATATTTGGATATGTTCTTTGCTGAATTTAGCTTGTTTCATTAAATTTGTTTCCAGTAATTTATCAGCTTTTAATTTTTCTTTTGCACCATCTATAGATTGTTTTATAAATAAACTTGCACCAGCCATTAAAGCACCAAAACCAATAGCACTCCATTTAACAACTGTTTTCATACCTGCTTTTATAGCATTAGTAAATTTTTGAACGGATTTACTGGCTTGTTTTAATTTATTTTTAGTTGTACCTAATTTATCATTTACTTTATTTAATGGGGTTGTAAATTTATCTCTTAAACTAAGAATTACACCAACAGTCTTCGACATAACACCCTCCTTTCTTACAATAAAAAAACACCTAGTATTAAAACTAAGTGCTAAAAATCTTCTTTATTTTTAATCATCGCAAAAAGCTAGTAATTTATGAGGTTCATTACCAACTACAAAGAAAATTATATCTCTATCTTCTTTTAAACGCTCATATAAAACTTTTTTAAAATAAACGGGGTCTATTACTTCAATATCAAATGATTTATTTTTTATTGCAAACCCAGACTTAAGTGTTTCTTTTCCTTGCATATCTGAATAGCTAACATTTTCAATTACTTCCATTTTAGCTCCAAACCAACTTCTAATTGTTATTTTCATTTTACCACCTCCTTGTAAATAGTGTCGTAAATGAAATTATAACACTATATACAAAGTCAGTAAAGAATTTTTATAAATTTCTATTAATTCTTTCAATTTCTAAATCCATTGTAGCCATCATCAATAACTTTTCTTCATACTCTAAATTAAGTAGATACTCAATTTTAAAACCTCTTAAAACATAAAAAGAGAGGAAAGCCATATCAGCGTCCCTCAAAATTAGTTTTTTAGTTCTTCAATTTCCTCATTATCAGCAAGTCCATACAAAGCTAAGATAAATGTAGCAAGTTTATTAATTTCTCCTAAGTTTTCCTCAAACACAGGCATTACCACATCATATGGCTCTACAACCTCATAAACCTCTTGCAATTCTTTTTTCTGTAATATAGGACAATGTTTATAAATTAATTTACAGTTAGCTTTATATGCTCCATCTGTACTTTTATCCTCAGCACTATCCATTATTTTTATAACTTCCCTCGCTTTCAGTTTTACAACTTCTATTGTTCCACCTAAAACTTCTGAATTAAATAATGCAATTTTCATTTTATCACCATTAGATTGCTCTTTTTTAGCGATTAACATTTCCAAAGTTATATTTTTAGCCATTTATTATATCCTCCTTAAATTAATTCAATAAATCTATAATGTGAAAAAGAAAATGGTACTTCTTCCTCTCTTAAACTTTTGTTCTCAAATTTTAATGCCATTAGTTCATTAATAGTTACACCAGTTAATTCAACTCTTTCAGCACCATACGCACTCGGGTCATCTAATTTAGCAACTATTGTGAAATCAGGCATATTACCACTTCTTATAGCGTCACCAATTAATTTAGCGATTGAGCTATCTATTTTATGTAGTGTCATTGTACCCTCTCCACTATAACCCATATATCTTTTATGTTTTCCTAAATCTCCCATTATATCAACATCTTCATAATCTAGGGTTATTTTGGCTTCAAATGATTTTACTGAGCCAACTTCTTGACCATCAAACCATACAGCACCAAAACTACCTCTTATAATTTTGTTTTTATCCATTTTATTAAACATAGATTAACCTCCTTAAAACATATTGATAGTAAACTTAAAGTCTTCAACTGCATTTAGTATTTTGATATTGGCTTTCATAAATACCTTTTTCTTAAATGTTAGTTTTTTAATTTTCTCATCATCCCAGTCTTCAACTTCTTTTTTACCTACACCCAACCAAGCCAATCTCTGAGCCTCAACGTCAACTTCTGAATAGTTATCATATTCTTTATCTAATATGTCCTCTCTTTCAAGTTCTTTGAAATAAGCATTAATGGCTGTGAAAAATAATACTTGATTATCATATTTGTTTTTATATTTACCTATCCATTTTTTGAATGTAGAGTATATGTCATCTCTCATCAAATCCATAGATTCAATTATGATAATATCTTTCATATCCTCTGTTTCATCTTGTGTTATTTCTTCCAAAGACGTGCAACCTCTGGCAACTCTTATATCTCCCTCATCTTTGTATAGGCAAAAACCACCTTTATCGATAACATCATCAATCTTGTCAAAAATACTTACTTCTTTTAAATTTCCACATAAAAAGCTAGTTGCTGAATGTGTCATTGGTAAACCAGCTAACATACCTAAAACAGATGGTATATATTGCCAACCATCAACTTCCCCTCTACCATCAACAAAAGTTACTTTGTCGTTCATTAGGTTTACTATTCCTTTGTTATCAGGTTTTGTAGCTTTAAATACCACAGCTTTATAAGTTTTTCCAGCTTTTCTAACTGATTTAATCCAACTTACTAAAGTTGCTGTATCTCCACTTGACCCATCATAAGCAAGTCCAATCCAATTTACTCTTTCTTGTGCCACTATTTTCAATGTATCAGCTAATGTTCCAGCACCATTGTTAAAAACTAATACTTTATTTGGCGTATATTCAAATGTATCCTTAACTAAAGGTAATACTTCTGCTGAATAATCATCAGGGTTGATATCAATTACTGTTTTATACTCTTTCATAGTCCAGTTTTTACCAACTTCATTTACTATTAATCCAACTATTCCTAATTGGCTTCTTTTCACAGCTGTTACAGCTAATTGTTTAAAAATTATTTCAATACTAGGTAATCCCATATTTTATAACCTCCTATTTTATCTAAAAACGATATTCTAGTTCTTCCATCATTTCAATATCAACATCATTTTCTATTTGTTCCATTGTTAAGCTATCAAAACTAGCAATTAATACACCATCATCTGTTTCATCAAAATCAATGTCATTGACAGGTATGATAAAATCATCTGTAACTTTTAATGAGCCTAAAAAAGCGTCCTCTATCTTTTCAGTTATTTTCAAACGTTCTAATCTACCTTTACCTTTAACACTATTAAAAAAGTAGATTCTAATTGTAAAGTGACGTTCTTTAAATGTAGTCATAAAAGCACTTGTTTTTAATCCGTCCAACTCAGTTCTAAAACTAGGTCTATTAAATAATTCTGATAAATCTTTACTATCAATCTCTATCTCAGGACAGGCTTTATTTAATGTAGAATTGACAGCTTTCAAAATATCACTTAACTTAATCATCAAAAACCTCCATTTTTAATAACTTCATCTACAAAGCCCTCTGTTGACTTTACAAATTCATCATAATAATCTTTGTGAGCCTGTTCCAATACAAAATACCCTTTTTTAAACCCGTGTTCTTTACCAGTTCTATCTTTAATAATGTAACCTTTTTCTATCAAATGAGCGTGAGGCATATAGTTATAAACTCTTATGCAATCATCCTCCCCATTGTATTTGTAATATCTACCTCGTTTAAAACCTCTCATATAATTTCCAGTTTTTATCTTTACTTTGCTTTTAGCAATTTTTTTAGCAACACCTTTTAATTTATTGCCTTGCTTTTGTAAAAATTTTTTTGTTTCCTTAGGATATTTTTTTGCAAGTTTTAATACTTCTTTTTCAAGACCATCTAATTCATCTGTTGTGAACCCATCCATTGTGTTACTCCTCTGTTCTAATGCAAAAAACTTCCATAAATTGATTATCTTTGAAATCTCTATTGAAATAGATAACTTGATACTTTAAACCCTCAAATAAAAAAAACCAATCCTTTTTTATACCCTGAATTGATTTAATCCGAAAGGTAAACTTGAATTGGTGTTGAATTATTTCAGTATTTGCTTCTCCATTTTTGACGCTTGAATTGAGTGGTAATATCTCACAATATGCACGTTTTAATAATTCAGGTGTAGTATCATTTTCTCCTAATTCATTAGGACTATTAATCGTATGATATACCTCAACTAAATGTCTTAATTTTTTAGTAATATTAATCATAATTACCACCTACTTGTAATTGTGTCATTAAACTTCTTACAGTATAACTAAAATCTTTACTTTCAGCGTGTTCTCTGTTATCATACCAATCTTGCAATAACACACAAGCAATTATTCTAGCTCTGTTTCTAAATTTTTCTTTTTCAACTTTTTTATCAAAGTCATCTATGCTATCTCTTAGATAATCCATCGTTGCAACCAGTAAAGATTGCAACAACAAATCATCATCATCATAATCAATTCTTAGATAATTTTTAGCCTCTTTTAAAGTTAAAAATCCATCCATAAATCAATCTCCTATTTTGTAGCTAATTCTAAGTAAACCATAGCCTCAGCGTCAACCTTAGCAACATCAAATCTTTCAATAGCTCTTATGGATGTGGCATTCATACTAAAACCAGCTTCAGTTGATAATGCTAATTCTAATCCCTCTCTATCAAAAAATGTTACAAACTCACTCATATCTCCAACAAATACTGGTGCTTTTGTAGTGTTCATTGGTAAAACAGTATCTTTTAAAACTATGATTTTTCTACCTTTATACATTTTTTGAGTTGTATTTTGTAAATTTACTTCTAGTAAAGGTCTATTTTGTTTATCAGTTAAATTATCTAAGAAATTAAACCCTGATTGGTTAGTTAAGATAATTGCGTTTGCTGATATTGCTGGGTCAAGGTCTACATTTAATGCTGTATTTATTCCAGTGTAGTCAGCTATTGCTTTTGGTGTTAAAGTCTTTAATATATCCAATATCTTTTTGTTTTCAGTGTTTACAGCTTTTTTAGCAAATCTTTTACCAATATGTGCTGTTAAATTAGCTGTTTCATCAGCAAGTAATGAGTTTGACACTGGGATAATATCTCCATAATCTTTTGTTTTATAAGATACTTGACCGAAATCTATATCTGATTTATTTAAAGTGTTTAATTCCTCAAATGAAATTAATTCACCATCTCCACCCTTTTCAATCGGCATATTACCTGATAAAGTTTTTACACTTACAACATTACATAAAGTCTTTAATTCAACTCTTTCTCTTTTTAATTCTTTAATTTTTTCAAATTGTTCTATTGGTACTAAATATCCACCTTTACCATCTGTTGCTTCAACTTGTCCCGGTGTTCCAACAGCATTTAAAAACTGTCTTTCCTCATCAGTGATTGATTTCCCTTTTAAAACTCTATTGAATAACACATTAACATTCATATCATTTGTAATTTCTACTTTTTTGTTTCCCATAGCTTCTAATGCCTCCTCTGTTTCCACTTCTTTTATTTTATTTTCTAATTCTTTAAATTCAGTCAATTTTGCATGAGCGTCTTCAATCTTACCCTCATCTTTAAGTGCTTTTATTTCATTTCTCATTTCTTCTAATTCTTTTTTCATTTCTATTGATTTTTTCATTAATTTAACCTCCTATTGATAGCTCTAAATCTATCTCTTTTTTCATTTTTTCTAATCTTTCAGTATCCTTAACACTATTTATAATAGCTTCAGGAATATGATTGTATTTTTGTTTTGTATCTACTTTATTCAAGTAAATAGGACTATTATCAACTTTTACATTGAAATAATTTAAACAATCCTTACCAGTAAACCACGTTTCAGCTTTCATCAAATCATATATTTGTTCTCTTGTTACACCCTCAATAGCTTTTTCCATATATGTATTTATAATTCCATCTTCAATTTTTTCCATTACTTCTATTTGTTTTAAAAAATCATCAGCATTACCAAACATTCCACAACTTACTCTATGTATCATAAGATAAGCATTATCAGGTATTACTATTTCCTTACAACCGAAAGCAATAATAGACGCTGAACTAGCTGATAACCCATCTACATAAGCAATAGTTTTACCTTTATGATTTTTAAGCATATTTGATATAGCAACCCCTGCAAATACATCACCACCATAAGAATTAATATGTACGTGTACTTCTCCTGCTTCTTTTAAAACATTAGCAATATCTAACGGATACACATTTGGGTTTTCTAAATCAAAAAATTCATAAAAACCATCATTATCACTATCACTAACTATATCTCCATTGATATAAATTTCAGTAATATCTGTTTTATTCTCAACTCTCAACCATTTCTTATCCACTTGTGCCACCTCCTTTTTTATAAGCAATCCCTATATCTTCCAATCGTACATAACTTCCATTCATAACAATAATATCTCCACCCTCAACAGCAGGTAATCCTACAAGGTTTCTAGCCTCATTAATTGTGTATACTCCTGATTGGATGAATTTAGTAATACATTCTGCTTGAGTTTTTAAATCACCTTTTAAGATACTAGCAACATTAAATTCAAATCTTAATCCACTCAATCTTTCCTTTTCAGTTAATAGCTTTAAATTAAATTCCTCCTCATAAAGAGTCAAAATATACAACAAAGTATCAACATAAAAACTTAGATTTTGCATTTCTGAGTTAGAATAACTTGATTTATCATAGTCATTAAGATGATTGGGTTTTACTCCAAAAGCACCTGCTATTTGTAACGCAGTGTATTTCTTTAACTCAAAAAATTGAGTATCACTAAGTTTTAAATCAAGAGGTACTAAATCCATACCCAAAGGCAATGGAAATATACCACTAGGATTGGAATTACTATTTATAAACTCTTGCATAGCGTCCAGCATTTTCTTTTGATTTTCCTTAGTTAAATCTCCTGTAAATTTCAAAACCGCTTTAGCTGTTAATCCACGTTCATAAAGTGTATTTAAGTATTTTTGACTTGCTTTTACTCCACTCAATGTGGTTGCTAATGTTTCTCTAACACTAACTCCAACTATTCCGTCTTTACTTAGTCCACCTTTTAAATGCAATACATTTTTACTATCAAATACATACTGTTTTCCATTGTGAGTATATTCGTAATATAGTTTTTCTTCTCCACTAAATAATTTAGCGTTATCAATCAATACTCTTACGTTTTGAGGGTGCATAGGATATATACCAACTAATTTACCTCGATTGTCATAAGACAAATAAGCATAAGCATTTCCGTGATGATTTCTCCACGTTTCTAATAAAGTCATCATCGGTGTAGAGGTCATAAATGGGTTAGGTGCGAACTTTAATTTTTGCAAAGCCTCGTGGTCTACTATCCTGTTATTTTTACTATCTTTCAAATGAATTGATAATTTACCAACACTTTCACTTAACACTTTTAAGCAGGTGTAATAGGTTATCTCAGATAAATCATTATCAACATTTATTCCAAAAAACTCCTTGAAATTCATACTATTAATCTGTATTGTCTTTTCACTCTTATTAAAAAATCTCTTAAATATATTTTTCATCTACCCTCCTTTCGCAAATACTTTTAACCAATTGTCAACCAATTCATCATTATTTATATTTTTTTCTTTATTCAATAGCATTATTTTCCAAGCGTCTATAATAGCGTCCACTGGGTCAATTCTGTTTTTTTGTGATTGTTTATCAATCTTTTTTTCTCCAAAACTATTAGAGGTAGTGGTCGCATTTGCTATACTCCATTTCAATAATTCATTATGTTTGTCATACATTACTTGTAATGCTTCAACTGATAATGCAAAATCTACTGTGGCGTCATTTAAAGACTTAGCTGATTGCTTTACTTCTGTTAAATCACAACCTAAAAAATCTAAATCACTTAGAAAACTACCTGCATTATGTGCGTCATATCCACACTCTAAAATTGTTAAATTATATTTATCTATAAGGTCTTTTAAATGAGAAATTATATACTTATAATCTGTTTTCATTCCAAAAGCACCAGTTGTTAAAGTCAATAAACCTTTTTTTACCCATATTTGATAAGGTACATCATCAGTCTTTTTGTGTTCTTCAAGCCTCAATTCAGGCATAAAAGAATGGCTATAAATATAAATCTTATGGTCTTCAAGTGGAAATACTAAAGCTATACTTGTCAAATCTCCACCCTTAGATAAGTCAAAACCTAAATAACAGCTCTTACCTTTCATATCGGCTAAGGTTAAATCACTTTCACAATCTTTTAACTTTTCTAAATTGATATACTGTCCTGTACCAGTAGTCACCCATCTATTCAGCTGTTTAGTTAGAAAATTGACTAACTCAGCACCACCCTTTTCCTTAGCGTCAATAGCTTTTTGTGTAATTATTTCTATTTTCTTTTTATTAGGGGTTATTCCATCCTCCTCATACAAGTGGTATGGATTAGCTTTTAACCAATTTCTCCAATCCCATATATCATCATCTTTATCCATTTCACATATAAAAATAAAAAGAGTGTCTTTTTGAATTACACCCTCTAAAATCTTTTCACAAAATTTATAATGTTCATAACAAAAGCTATTTAAGTTAAAACCAGCAGTTGTGATTGCAAGTGTTAAAGCATTATCAACATCAGCTTGACCGTCTAAAAGTAATTTGTAAATTTGGTTATTTGGGTGAGCATGTAATTCATCACATATCGCAAGGATATTACCAAACCCATCCATACCTTTTGTGTCTTTACTCAATGCTTTTATAACACTACCAGTTACTATATTTTGTATTGTTCTATTATGTTCTTTAACTTTAAATAGCTCACTTAAATCTTTATCACTCTCAATAAAATTCCGTATTTCATCCCATACAATGTTAGCTTGGTCTTGTTTTGTGGCTGCACAAAATATACGTTCCTTTATACCAATCATTGAACTAAACAATGTACTTTCGATTCCACTTAAAAAACTTTTTCCATTTCTTCTACCAACCTGCAAATAAGCCTCTCTAAAACGCCTATCACCCGTCTTTTTCTTCTTCCAACCGTGCAAACTTCCTATGATAAACTCTTGAAAACCCCTTGTCTTTAATTCTCTACCATCTTTCATAATTAAATTATTAGCAAAATTGATAGCAAATTCAGCCTCATCAACATCAAATTTATAGTCAAATTTCTTCTTTTTAAGGTCGTCAAGGTGTCTTTTACAAGCTAAATACTCTTTTCTCCCTGTTATCTTTTTACCACTCACAACCAATTTAGCATAAGCAGTTGTTCTATCCATTGTTTTATTAGCCATAAATTATGCTTGTTTTTCCTTTAGCATTGTGATAAATTTGTTTTCAGGCTTTTCTTCTTTCACAGGGACAACGAGTTTTAGTCTATCAGTAGTAGCTAATCCCAATTTTGTTGAGCTTTGCATTATATACTTTACATATTTTTCTTGCACGTTTACTAATGGATTTATAAACTCTAATTCACCAGTTTTTGTCTGTTTCTTTTTTACTACACCCTCAATTTCAAGTTTCTTAGTTGTTTCAACATAACCATCGTATGCGTTACAATATATGGCTAATACACCCAAATCTAAATTATCTAAAATGTTAATCTTGTCACATTCACTAACAACTCTATCAAATTCAGCCTTAGCATTTTCACTCAACCAATCAGGTGCAACTAAATCATCCCTTTCAGCTTTTAATTTCTTTTCTGCTTCTTTTCTTGCTTTTATTTTTTCTTTTCCTATTTTTCCTGTACTTACATCTATAATTTTTCTACTTCTACTCATCTTACACCTCCTGTCAAGTAAAATACCTTTACACGTAAATCCTATATATTGGCAATTTCTCTAAGAAATAGAGGGGTTGCGGTATCAAACCACTCACCAAAAACTTTAATTACCTCCCCCTGCCATCATCTCAAATAAAATAAATTTAGA